TAATACTTACAAAAATAAAACTTTACCAAAAAATGTAATAGACAAAATAGAACTTAACAATCAAAAAATTATTGATCTTGTTTATAAATCTAATGGAGCAGTTGTTGGAAATATTTTAGATGACAAAACAGGGAAAGCCACAGAATTTTTAACAAGTTATAAATATTCTGCAGATGATGGTTTATTTAATAAATCAATGAAAGAAATTGCAAAAAATCCTCAAGAGTACGCAGAATTTAAAACTGTTGCTTTAAACAAAGCAAAGGAAATTTCAAAACTAAAAGGAAAAACAGTAGAAGAATTGTTTCCTGATTTGTTAGCTGACCCTAATATTAAAAAAAGAACTAATCAAATATTACAAGAAAAAAATTTAGTTAATAACTTTGTAAAAAAAGTAAAATCAGTTCCTGGTGGATGTAGAGCTATTGTTACAAGAGCATTAGGCGGACCATTAGATACTTGTGAGGCAATAATAAAATCAGATCCAGAAAAAGCTGCTGTTAAATTAAATAATGCAATTACAGCAACCAAAGGTCCATTAAAAGATTTAAAAAAAGACTCACAAAAAATGATTCGTTTATTTCGAGGCGAACCTTTTAAACCACGAAATAAAGAAGCTATAAAAGCATTAGCTAAAAGATTTAATGTATCAGAAGCCGAGGCTTCTAAAAGAGTATTAGGTGGACAATTTTTTAGTGCTAATCCAGATCTAGCTAGAGGATATACAGGAAATACTTTTATGGATAATTTTGGTAGAACAAAATACGTAGATTTAACTCCTAAAGAATTTCAAGATACAAAAAGATATGTTGAAAGAATAAATAAAACTAATGATGTAGGTGGTGGTACAAGATTTCCTGTATCTCGAAGAAATGATGGAAACAATATTCAAATTATGCCAAGAAGAAAATTAAAACAACTTGAAGACACTGGTAGAATGAAGAGTAAAATGACAATGTTTGGCAACGTAGATACACCTCCAGGAACATTAAAATATGACAATGTAAAAGGTGGATTTATTGATCCAGCAGAACCAACAAAAATAATAGATCAAGCACAAATTACAGCCTGGGCTAAAGAGAATCCAATGCCAGTTAAAGCTGGAACAGAAGATGCACTAAAACCTATCAAAGGTAATTTATTAAAAACTGTTGGTAAATCTTTAGCTTATGTCGGCGCACCGCTACCCACTGCTCTTATAGATAGTTACTTTGTGGGTAAACAAATATCAGAAGACAGACCTGCAGCAGAAATTGCTAAAGATCCGTTGAACTGGTTAGGACTAGCTACGATGTCAACACTATCAGAAATTTCTGGTGTATCAAAACCAGGTAAAATGAATGCCGCATTAAGATTAGGAATGAGTCCAGGATTAATTAGAGGTGTCAGTAGATTTGCAGGTATACCAGGGCTCGCGATTAGTACAGCTCTAACTGCGTATGACCAATATGAAAAATACAAAAATGAAGAAGGATTGATATACAATTTGTTCAATGATAAGGCTAAAGCTGTTTAATTGACAGAGTTTAAAACAACTGATACAACCCGATAAGGTGTTGAATCAACAAAAAATAGAGGATAGAATAGCTTATGGCTACAATAGATAAAAGTTTACCCAATACAAAGACTGAAATAGAAATTCCAGGAGAAGAAGTTCTTGTTGGAGCAAAAGAAGAAGAAATTGTTGAGGAACAAGGTAAAGAAACAGATATTACCATTGAAGAAGATGGTAGTGCTACAGTTAACTTTGATCCAAAAGCGGTAACTCCAGAAGGTGGTGAAGATCACTTTGAAAACTTAGCAGAATTTTTAGACGACAAAATTTTAGATCCGTTAGCTTCAGAGTTAATGGACAAATACAAAGATTACAAACAATCAAGACAAGAATGGGTAGAGAGTTATAAAGAAGGATTAAATTTACTTGGTTTCAAATATGTAACTAGAACAGAACCATTTAGAGGAGCTAGTTCAGTTACTCACCCAGTATTAGCAGAAGCTGTTACACAATTTCAAGCACAAGCTTACAAAGAATTATTACCTGCAGAAGGTCCGGTTAGAACTCAGATATTAGGAAATGTAGATGTTCCTAAAGAAGAACAATCTAAACGTGTTAAAGATTTTATGAATTATCAAATTATGGATCAGATGAAAGAATATGAACCAGAGTTTGATCAAATGCTTTTCTATCTACCCCTCAGCGGTTCTACTTTTAAGAAAGTTTATTATGACGATCTATTAGGTAGAGCCGTTTCAAAATTCGTACCAGCTGAAGATCTGGTCGTTCCGTACTCTGCTACCTCATTAGAAGATGCGGAAGCTGTCATCCATGTTCTACGTATTTCTCAAAATGATTTACGTAAACAACAAATCAATGGCTTTTATAGAGACATTGATTTGGGTGAACCGCCTTTACAAGAAGATCAATTAAAACAAAAAGAATTAGAGTTAGAAGGTATTAAACAAAATGGTAGTGAAGATATGTACACCATTTTAGAAATGCATGTAAATATAGATTTAGATGGTTATGAAGATGTTAACCCTGAAGATGGTGAGCCTACAGGAATTAAATTACCTTACATTGTAACTGTCGATGAAGCGAATGGAAAAGTTTTATCTATTAGAAGAAACTATGGTGAAACAGATCCATTAAAAAGAAAAAAAGATTATTTTGTACACTTTAAATTTTTACCAGGTTTAGGTTTTTATGGTTTAGGTTTAATCCACATGATTGGTGGATTATCTAGAACAGCTACAGTTGCATTAAGACAATTGTTAGATGCAGGAACTTTAGCAAACTTACCAGCTGGTTTTAAAACTAGAGGTGTAAGAATGCGTGATGATGCACAACCTTTACAACCTGGAGAATTTAGAGATGTAGATGTTCCTGGTGGAAATATTAAAGATCAGTTTATGCAACTACCATTTAAAGGACCTGATCAAACTTTATTATCTTTAATGGGTATTGTTGTTCAAGGTGCACAAAGATTTGCAAGTATTGCGGATGCACAAGTTGGAGATATGAATCAATCAGCTGCAGTGGGTACAACAGTTGCTCTTCTTGAGCGTGGTTCTCGTGTAATGTCTGCAATCCACAAAAGATTATATGTAGGATTAAAAAATGAATTTAGATTATTAGCAAAAGTATTTAAAACTTATCTGCCACCGGTTTATCCATATGATGTGCCGGGTGCAAGACGTGAAATTAAAGTACAAGACTTTGATGATAGAATAGATATTTTACCTGTAGCGGATCCTAATATTTATTCTCAAACACAAAGAATTTCTATGGCGCAAATGCAATTACAATTAGCGCAATCAAATCCTAAAATGCATAACCTATATCAAGCTTATAGATCTATGTATGAAGCAGTTGGAGTAAAAAATATAAATGCATTACTACCGCCGCCTCAACCACCACAACCAATGGACCCAAGTTTAGAACATATCTTGTCAATCAGTGGTAAACCTTTTCAAGCTTACCCAGGTCAAGACCATAAAGCACACATTGATGCTCATTTAAGTTTCATGTCAATCTCTATGGTACAAAATAATCCAATGGCAATGATGTCATTGCAAAAAAATATACTAGAACACATTAGTTTAATGGCACAAGAACAAATTCAATTAGAATATGTTGAAGAATTAAAAGAATTACAAATGATTCAACAACAAATGGCACCAATGATGCAAAATCCACAGATGATGCAACAGAATCCACAAGCAATGCAGATGCAACAACGTGTTCAACAGCTAACTTCTATCATGGAAGCTAGAAAAGCAGTGTTAATTGCAGAAATGACAGCTGATTATGCTAAAGAAGAAGACAAAATTAGCAGTGAAGTAGGTGGTGATCCATTACTTAAACTAAAATCTAGAGAATTAGACCTCAAAGCTAGAGCTGATCAAGATAGAAATGCAAATAACGAAGCAAGATTAGACTTAGACACTATGAGAGCTATGATGAACGACCAACAACACGATGAAAAGCTAGAACAGAACGAAGAATTAGCTGGATTACGTGCAGGAGTGTCAATTGCTAAACAACAAATGGCTGATCAAAGTAAAAGACACGATTTCGGTAGAAATTTTAAGAAAAATTAACTATAATATCATTAAGGAGAAACATTATGAGCAAAGATTGGACTAGAGGATCAAAATTTATGAACGACGATGTTAAAATCGTAAAAGAACTCGGCGTTGGTAAAGATGGTTACTCTCAAGGTGGTGTAAAGATTGAAGCTACAAACCCTTTTGAAACTCAAACAGTAACTGTTAGAGGAACAAAGGCTATGAGAGCTGATAAAAAACCTGTTAAGGCTAAGTGGTACTAATCCATGTGGTTATCGGCAATTAAATTAGCCGTTTCTGCTGGTAGTAAAATTTATGCTAACAAGCAGAAGACGAAGATAGCTATGTCAGATGCACAGCTTATGCACGCATCTCGTATGGCTGAAGGAAAAGAAGCTTAT